GTGGGCAAGGGCCGCTACTCCAAACGCAGCGACAGCGAGATCTATTTCTACGTTCGCAGGGTGCCCCGGCACATGGCCGACCTGGACGGTCGCAAGGTCATCCGGGAAAGCCTTGGGACGCGCAGCGAGAACGAAGCGGCGACGCTGTCCGCTCAGATCGACAAGGATGTTGAGGCATACTGGGCAGCCCTGCTGGCCGGCCACAATCCCACCGACAGCCGCGCCCGCTATGAAGCGGCGATTGCCCTGGCCCGATCGCTGGGCTTCGTCTACCGGTCGGCCGCTGACATCGTGAAGATGGGCCCGGCGGAGACGATGAAGCGACTCAAGTTCCTCGAGGACAAGGTCGCCAAGCCGAAGATTGTGGAAGCGGTGATGGGCACAGCGCCGGGATCCGTGCTGACGCTCCACACCCTGGTCTCGACCTATCTCGAGAAGAACAAGGTGGACCTGATTGGCAAGTCGCCGGCGCAGTACCGAAAGCACAAAGAGCAGCGGGAGGGGTCGGTGGCCGTGGCGGTCCGGGTTATCGGCGACAAGCAGCTCGCAGATATCACGAACTATGACACCATGATGTACCGCCAGCACTGGGCAGACCGCGTTGCGGCCGGCGAAGTGACACGCGAGTCGGCCAACCGCAGCATGTCCGACGTGAAGGGGATGCTGACCGTCATTGACGACGCCTACAAGACCGAGTTCGGCAAGCCTTGGGAGGGCTTGCGGATCAGGGGCAAGAAGAAGGTGCGGGACAAGCGCCGGCGGCACCCCTACCCGCTCGACTTCGTTCAGAACCGGCTGCTGGCACCAGGCGCACTCGACGGCATGAACGAAGATGCCCGCTACAGCACCTATGGCATGGTTGAGACCGGCATGGGGCCGAGCGAGATCTGCAACCTGAGGCCCGAGGACATCGTGCTTGATCACCCGATCCCGCATGTACGGGTCGCGGAGCGCGACGATCGGGAGCAGAAGACTGTCTATCGCATCCGGGAGGTGCCGCTAGTCGGGGTGTCACTATGGGCATTCCAACAGCGGCCGCAAGGCTTCATCCGCTATCGCGATCGAGGCACGGCCCTGTCCGCAGTGATCAACAAATACCTCAAGGAGAATGGTCTAAAGCCGTCGCCTCAGCACTCGGTCTATTCCCTGCGCCACACGTTCCAGGATCGCCTTGTCGCCGCCGGTGCTGTTGATCGGCTGCAGGTCGACCTCATGGGTCACGAGCTGGGCCGCCAGGAGTATGGCGCCGGCGCCACGCTGGAGCAGAAGCGCGCTATTCTCCAGTCGATCAAGTTCGAGTGGTCCGCGACATTGCCAACGCGAAAGCTATGAACTGTCGCTACGTTCGAGTACCGTCGAGATCACCATGAATCAAAATTCATCAATGAAGTCAAAGAGGCAGGCCCGCACCGCGCGCAAAATCAGCCCCTTGATCGGATTGAGGTTTTCGCCGCTTCACCCGCACCTTCCTAGCGCATATCACCAGAACAACGGATAGATCACCTAGCCAGCGACGGGGGAAGCTGAGCGTCGAACTGCCTGAACAGGATCTGCAAATTTTCGTCGGTCTCTGCCAATCGGCGGAGTAGTTCCCACGTCTTCTCGCCTCCGATCTCCTTGATGACCTCCAACCGGGAATCACCCCCCTCGATGTCAGCGATCTCCAGCATGCTGGCGAGCAACTCCACATACACAGCCCTGCACTCGGTGAAGATTTCACTCCAAGTCTTAGGCTCGATGCGCCTGTCGTTCACCACGTAGGAGCCTCGGTTGCCGACCAAAACGCCAGTAACGACTGCCTCGGACCGTTGTGCCTTGATGAAGTCCAAGTATGAGACCAGCTGCCTCTCCTGTTCAACACCAAGGGGCAGCTCGGGTTTTTTGATCTCCACCACCTTTATCCGCTTGTCGTCAGGCGATGTAAGAAACACAAAGTCAGCTCGCTGATTGGCGTCCATGCCTTTGATGGCAACGCCGGGATCATAGCGACTCTCGTCTCCCAAGGCGTCTGCAGCTGCGTCAATCGTAGTCTTCAACCACTTATCGGCCGTGAGTAGATCTCCCCTTGGCTGCAGGATCCAAGGAAACTCTGTCACCAATCTCTGCAGGTCTGTTTCGGACCGCTGGTGTACAAGCTCATACAACACTGAGAGCGCAAATGCGCGCTGCGAGAAGGTCAACGCCAGCCCCATTTTTTCAGGGACCGAATATAGCGATAGTTTGTTGACCACGTCGGCCAACTGCGCAGGAGTTGCATTGGTGGAGAGCAGGCTTTTCCATAGTTCTCCGAGGAAGATGCGCGTGGGCTGATTTATCCACGCCTTCGAGACGGCGATCAGTAGCTCCTCGCGGGTTGCCTCCGCTTCCTTAGTTTTGCCGATCTCTCTGGTAGCCTCAGATACAAGGTTTACGATCTGATCATTCTCGGCCCGTGAATATGTGTTCACCTTTTTCTCTGCCCGAAGAGCTACTGCCTGATCTGCAACTTGCCGGTCCTGCTTCTCCTTCCTGAATGCCTCGTAGGAAGTGATCCAGGCCCCGACCTTCTTGTTACCCCAATCGTGCAACTCCTTCATTTTTGGGGAGCTCCAGTCGATCGCCGTACGGTCGGTCGAAATCAGATCCTCATCCTCCTCGTCCACCCAGTCAGCTTCGACAACTGCATACAGATACCGTTGGAAGACTTCCTTCCCCTTTCGATTGAAGAAGTAGGGTCTCGTCTGAGCGATCTTGCCGTGGGCAAACACGCCCACCCCCGCTTCATCAGCTGGCCACTCTGCAGCCCCCACAAATCCAACCCAATACTTCACTTGATGGCCACCAACGTCCTCAATGAGCACATCGGTGTCAGAAGGTATTCTAAACTCGAACTTTGGCAGGGCGTCCTCCTCGGTGAGTTGTACTGAGCCGATGCGGACGGAAAAGTCCGGCCTAAGGAGTATGACGGTGAATCTGGACCCTAGTTCCTTTGCAATGAACTCCCTAGTGGGCATCTGATTTGCCACAATGCGGCTCATGCAGATTAGCGTGCCAGTAGCTTCGGCACCCCCGGCTTTCAGCGCGTCCAGAAACGAGTTGACTCGCGACGTGAGATAGCTGTCGCTTAGAGCGACGACTTCCGTGGCAGGCACATCCTGCAGGTGGAACTTAGGAGGATACGCACCCGTGGCTCCCACCTTTAGAATTTGATCCAAATCCAGTGTAAATAAGTTGAGCAGGCCGCCGTGTACGGTGGCAACGTCTACAGTTCTCGCGATTCCGAAGGGAGCTAGCTTGCCAAGGCCTTTGCGACCCATTGGCATACGCCCGCCGGACGATCTTTCCTTTGCGGATTTTCGCTTGGGCTTACCCACCTGCAGATAGTGGTCGCGGATTGTTTCGAACGACATGCCCACCCCGTTGTCGGCGATAACGATGCGTCCGTTGCCGTCATCTCCGGCATTCTCGTCAAGTTCTATGTCCACCCACTTTGCATCGGCGTCCCAGCAATTCGCCACTAGCTCGGCCAGGACGTTGCCGGCTTTGTTGCGGTAAAGCTTGATGCCCAAGTGCTCAATTACATTGTGGGAAAACCTGAGCTCAGGCCGGATTCCACCTTCAACGACAGCCAAGATTCCCCCTTAAAACAATGTAGCGCACAACTTTTAGAGCATTAATCCGCTCTGAAACGCATCACAACAGCTTTGAACTAGCATATTGTTAAGGTGCACCACCTCTGGCATGGTGGCGCCACAATGGCGCCATGGGGCAGTTATGACGAAATCGCGAGACGAGTGGCGCGGTAGCCTCCGCATGCCGAAAGAGATGTATGATGCCGTTGCAAGTCTCTGCGACAAGAGAGCAGGAACGGTATCCGTTAATACTTGGATCGTCGAGGCAATCGCGGAGAGACTTGATCGAGAAGGTTATCTTCAAACGGGCGGTAAGGCTTGAGGATGGATTTTCTCGAGTTCTTCGCGGGCGGGGGGATGGCAAGAGCCGGTTTGGGTCTGGACTGGCGATGCGTGTATTCCAACGACTATGATGCCAAGAAGGTCGCGTCGTATGTCGCCAACTGGGGCGATCAGGAAATTGAATGCGGCGATGTGAAATCAGTAGAACACGTTAGCCTGCCATCAGCGAAACTGGCATGGGCGTCGTTCCCGTGTCAGGACCTATCGCAGGCTGGGGCGGGCGCAGGACTAGGCGGAGAGCATTCCGGCACGTTTTGGCCGTTCTGGGACAAGATCAAAGGGCTTAAGGAAGCCGGCAGAGCCCCAGACCTCGTGGTCTTAGAAAACGTACAGGGGTCCATCACCTCTCATGGCGGGAAGGACTTCGCTGCGATCTGCGATGCCCTTGCCGGCACCGGCTACCGCGTTGGCGCAGTCTTGATCGACGCTGCGCTGTTTGTTCCTCAGTCTAGGCTGCGGCTGTTTGTAATCGGGGTGTCCGAAACAATAGATATTCCCGAGCACATGGTTTCCGACAAGCCTCAGTCCCCTTGGCATAGCCGCTCCCTATCCGCCGCAGCCCGAGCTCTTCCGGAGCGCACAAGACAAATGTGGCTTTGGTGGAAGTTGCCCGTTCCGCCTCCCAGAAGAACGACCTTGCTCGACTTGCTAGATGATGACGAGCTCGCGCAAGGCTGGCACACAGAGGAGGAGACGGCACGTTTGCTCGCCCTGATGTCGGAACTTCACAAGAAAAAACTGGAGGTTGTGGCTGGCCTAGACCGGCGCGTTGTGGGGTCGGTCTACAAAAGGAGAAGGACTGAAGAGGGCGTGAAGCGTCAGCGCGCTGAAGTGAGATTCGATGATGTTGCAGGTTGCCTGAGAACGCCGACCGGCGGCTCCAGCCGTCAAACTGTTCTCATAGTTCAGGGAGAAAACGTGCGGTCACGGTTCCTCCAACCTCGTGAGGCGGCGAGACTCATGGGTCTCGACGATGAGTACCTACTTCCAGACAATTACTATGAAGCATATCACCTCGTTGGAGACGGCGTGGTGGTCCCGGTGGTCAACTTCCTGGCAAAGAACATCCTCACACCACTTGCTCAGCAGTAAATTCTGACACTTGAGTCCTGCCGGGATCGCCAGCCACTTTTCGCCCCGTTGTTTCCGTTGGCTTTTTCAGCCGATTTTGTCCCACTATCTCGCAGCATATTTCGAGTGGGACAATTTTGTTCCCCGCGTGTTCCCGCACCAGTTACTGGCAACGCCCTCAAAGCCACCGCCCTCGCTTCCGATGGGCCTAGGGGTTAGGCGGTCCGATGAAGTGCTCACCATGCCGTTCCGCCTTCTCGATCGCCTTGAGTTTTGCCCGGGCCTCAGCGTTCATCACCGCATTGCTCTTGATGCCCAGCCGCTTCTGCTCTGCCTCGAACTCGTGATGCAGCCGCGTCGCTTCCTCGACCGATAGAGCCGGACGCTGGCTGCCGTGGCCACCCACCCCCGGCTCTTTTGTCCGGTTGCAGCGGCGGATGAACAATGAGGGTGGCACCGCGCTGCCCGCACTCTTCACACACGAGCCGGGCGAAGGCGGTCCGGTCCCGAACGAAGTCAGCATCGGGTCCGAAATACTGGATCAGCTGATCCCATGACGGCGTCCAGCTATGGTGGCACGCTTCACCCAGGTCGGAGCGGCAGTAGAGCGTCATGCTCCACCCCTGGTCTTTCATTTCCCGCAGCGTTGCCATGGGCGCGGAGCGTAGTCACGTGCGGCGCTTGGCCTTCTGCTTTCGGTAGAGCATCGCGGCCTTGATCTGGCCCGCCGTGACGCCAAGTTGCTCCCGCAACTGCTCGTCTGACAGTGACGGGTCGGCGGCCTTGGCACGGCGGATGCGCTCCGCAGGGCTGAGCTTGATGGCAATGTTCATGGGTCACCTCCAGCTGGGAAGTGACGACTCCTAGCACCGTGAACAGAATAAGAACAATATGCTTGCCGATCACATCGCTTCCGGCTAATTTGCCGCCATGGAAAGCCGCGACAAGAAGCCCGCCCAGCCCACAAAGCTCATCGTCCTGCTCGCCTTCGTGCGGGACGAGGAGGGCGAGCTGCAGCCTGCTTTTGAGCCGAGGGAAGTGCAGTCCGAGGACAAGGCCAAGATGGATGCCCGGCGGCTGGCAGCTCTGGGGACCTATGAGGGCGTCATCGCCTGGTCGCGCAGTGCCGATCTCGTCAACGGCGAGTTTGGCGACCCCGTCGTGCTGTTTCAGCACGGCACCATTCCGGACATGGAATAGGCTACCGCGGCCCGCGGACCTTGTCCGCCAGGGCCCGAACCTCGTGGCGCAGCTCGATCACCTCGCGAATGAAGCGGTCCAGCACACCGGTCATCTCATCGCTGGCATCCTGGGTCACCTTGTTCTGCTCTGCTAGAGTGACATTCAAACCCTCGATCGAGGCGGCTACCTGGTGCACCGCCGATGCGTCCAGAGTCATGGCGGCAATCTCGGCTTTGCCACCGCCCGCCTTGCGGTTGTTGACGATGGCAACGGCAACGCCGGCCATGGCTGCTATGATGGCGGTGACGACGCCGATGACGGCAACCTGTGTCGGCGAATCTAGTGCGGTGAACCAATCCACAGCCGGCTCCTGATGGCTAGATAAGTGTCCATCCCGGCACGGGCGGAGTTGAACAGGTCTCCCGCCATCAGTACCAGGGCGAGAATCATGGCCATCGGTGGGCCATACTGGTTTGTCGCCATGGCATAGCCGGCGGCGATCGATGAGAAGAGCCCGACGCCGGCAATGGCAACGACGCAGCGGATCGGTGCGGAGACCTCCGGCTTATGACCGTTCAGCCACAACGCTCCGATGCGGCTGGCGCCGAGGATGAGGCTTGCAGCGACCCACCAGCCAACGGGCGCGATGACGGAAAAGCCCGAAAGCCCCGCTCGCTCGAAAGCGGTCGGCCAGATCACCAGGTAGAGCCCGATCAGGATCATGGCGATGCCGCCCAGCCATTCGGCAATGCGGAGCGGTATCTTCTCTCGGAAGCGGAGATAGATCACGGCCGCCTCGCACAGCGGTCGAGAGCGTCGTAGTGCTGGCTGAGGTCAATGACCCACCCTGCCGCCTGCTCGTCCCCCCGGGCCGCCTTCTCAAGGGCATCCACGGCAGCGGCCGGCGGCGAAGGCAGATCAGGGCAGACGCCGATCGCCGGTACCGGAACGCTGGCGCAGCCGGCCAAGAGCATCATCGAGGCCGCGATCATCAGCATGGATTTCATCATAGTCTTGTCGCAGGGCCTCCGCCTGCGCCTCCTGTTCCCGTTGCACCTCGGCCCTGCCTTCGATCTTGCCCTGCTGCCGATTGAGCCACGTCGACAGCCAGGTCTTGAGCAGGCCGAGCAACGCCCGGCCTACGAAGCTTAGGAAGGCGCTACCCATTGGAGGAAACCGGATCGGAGTAGAGCAGCGACCGCTCCGCCTGCTTGGCCGCCGCGGCCTTGAGGATCCAGTTCTCCGACGGCTTGAGGGACTTCACGGCATCGGGAACCGAATCCAGCACCGACTGGATGACATGGGCGGCGGCCGGCGAGCCGACATCGAGCTTGAGCCCTGCGCCGTACTTGCTGACGGCCGAGCCGAGGCTGGTGGCGACGGCCGAGTGCAGCGCCTCGCGGTGCTGCGCCTCGATCGCGCGGTACTGCGCCTCGAGGTCGATCTTCCACTTGTCGCGCAGAAGCTTCACCAGCCAGAGGCCGGCGAGCCCCAGAACGGTGAGCACCAGCTCGGCCGCGATCGGCACCAGGGCCAGCAGCGGCGAGCCGAGATCGACCGTCGACGTCGGCTCCTGGGCGAAGGCCGCGACCGTCAGGGATAGCGCCCAAAGGATCAGGGCCAACCCGACGATGATCCAGCCACGGGGAAGTGAAAAGGCAAGCGGGCGCGCCGCCTGCAGCATGTGCAGTCGCATGGGTAGTCTCCTGGTTATCGTGAGGGGGGCAGAACGTCAGAGGACGGTGCCGAGCTGGTCCAGGCGCACGTCAAAGGATGGGCACGCCTTAGCGGCGTACTGATTGTGGCCGGTGACGGCCGCGATGCCGCGGTGCCTGCTGCGCAGTTCCCGTACCAGCCAGAGCAGCGATGCGCGCTGCGCCCGGGTGCGGGTATCTTTGGCGGCCTTGCCGTCGGCAGTCACGCCACCGACGTAGCTGATGCCGATCGTCCCAGTGTTGCGGCCAGCCACGTGTGCGCCGACCTGGCCAACGGGGCGGCCAGCCATCACCCGACCGTCGCGATAGACGACATAGTGGTAGCCGATATCGGTCCAGCCACGCTGCTTGTGCCAGGCGCGGATGTCATCGACGGTGAAGTCCTTGCCGTCAGGCGTCGCCGTGCAATGCACAATGACTTCGGAGATCGGCCGCGCTGTCTCGAGCAACTTGACCGCAGCATCGTTGGGCGGAGGGGCGCTCGCCACGGGGTCCGCCGGTGCGCTGCAGACCCCCTCCCGCATCGCGGCCTTGTCAGGCTCAGGCCGCCCCGGCTTGGGCGACTCAGCAGCACGACGCAGTGCGGTCAGCGTCTGCTGGCCAGCAAGACCGTCGACGATCAGGCCAAGCCTGTCCTGGGCAGCCCGCACAGCCGTTTCGGTGGCTGGCCCGAAGTCGTTGTCGACCAGCAGCACGGGCGAGGCGCCGGCACGGTTGAGCAGTTCCTGCAGCGATCGCACGGCAGCACCGTGCGACCCCCGCTTGAGCAGCGTGGGCATGTGATTTTCTCCTGGCTGGAAGGGGACAGGCCTCGCCGGCCCATCGTGAAAAGACTCGACTCTTTTCCGGTCACGCCTTTGAATGTTGGCGGCTGGGGAACATCGATGTCCAAAAGAGTAGTGCTGGCAGCCTCGATCTGCCTATTCGCGGCGCCATCGCAGGCTTTGGACTGGACTGGCTTCTATTTCTGAGTTGAGGCTGGACAGCACTGGAACGACACGCTTAGCCACATCACCATGGCGCCGATGTCGGCAGTAAACTGGTCCCTTGGCCTTACAGGCGGATACTCATGGGGTGCTGGTGCCGACGCTATTCTCGGTATCGAAGGAGAGATTGGATTTTTGAACGATGGCATTGCGTCGACGCCGCCCAGCATCGTGGCCTACCATCGAACAAGAACCTACGGCAGTCTCTCGACCCGAGTCGCACTGTCCTACGATCGGTTCCTTCCGTACGCCTCCGCAGGGCTCCGGCTCATGTATGTTGATGTAGGCGTAACAAACGCGAACCCTGCCCTGAGCGCCACACTACGAGGTCTAGGGATACTGCCGACAGCCTCTGTTGGAATTGAAGTCTCGATGACGGATCATCTCTCCTTCAAGGCCGAGTACAGCGGCACATTCGGCAGCGTATTTCTCCGGCAGGACAACGGAGCAACGTCCGACTTCTACCCTCACTCTGCTCTGAATGTTGGGATGAACTACCGGTTCTAGCCCGCCGCGAATTGCCAGAGAGCATCCAGCTCTGCCTCACTGATGCCGATTGCCTGCTGCGCTGCCAGCACCAGCGGATGGTCCCGCTCGAAGTACTTGGCGAACTCAAGTTTCGCCGATGCCGAGGCCCATGCCACAGGATCATAATACGGGTTGGGCTCATGGCCGTTCTCGCCCTCGATTGTCGGCTCGTCGAGGCTGGCCACGAATGCACGAACATCAGCGTCATAGCCAGAGGCTCGAAGGCCGAACCAGAAGCGGTCGGGTTCCAGGTCGGGGAAGGCCAGTTTGCGCGCCGCAGCCGCCGCTTCTGTCGCCTTCTGTTCGGCGGTGATGATGGTGGAGGGATCAGGGCTCCACATTGGCAGGCTCCTCTGGCTGGGCATCGGAAGGAACCGGGATCGGCCCGTCCTCGGTCATGGTGATCGGCTCTGGGAAGGCCACAGCCTGTGACGGGTTTGGGCCGTGCGGCAGGATCAGTGTCAGGCAGACCTCGCCTTCGATCCGTTCGACTGGCCCGAGTATCCACTCGCAAGGAATGACCCCGTTCGGGATGGTGTCACCCTCTTCCAGAGGGTTGAAATTGAACAGTTCGCCATTGATACGCAGCCGATCGCCAGCCGACTTTTCAAGCATCAGTGTTCCGTCCATGCGGACCGGGGAGAAGTTGACTTTCATCATGCGTCCTGTGGTTAGAACCAACGGCCTGCGGCTATGACGTTTACCGGCCCGTACAGTCCCGAAAGCGCGCCATAGGTGGCGGCCCGAAAAAGCATCAGTCCAATTGTGCTCGAACTCTTCACCGCGGTGACTTGATGCAAGCGGTTAAGCCAGTCGTTGACATCACCGGTGGTTGGCGAACCTGCAAAGCTCAACGACAAGCCAACATCAGCAGTGGCAAAGGCCGCCGGGTACGAAAAGAGCTGATAGGACGTGTTGTTGAAGTCGACCGACGACGAGCAAATGCAGATCTGAGTGCCGTTCGCGAAGCGAGCATATGAACCGTTGCCGTTGCTCCCACTCTCTATCAGTGCCCCGCTTGGGCCCCCTGATAAGTGCGACACCGTGCCGAGAATATTGCCCCGACGAAACGCTTTGTCGGGGGTGAGATCGTCACGGATATGGCTGTTCGGAATTTGGCCCAAAGTCGAAAAGAAGGCCGCCGCGCTCGCGTCGTCGAGCAGCGACTGCGCGAAAGCGGACACGCCAAGCCCAGTGAGAGCCGCGCCAGCAGTTGCATCGGCCCCCAGTCGCGAGACCCAGAATGGGGTCACCCCGTCGATATCGCCCGTGAGGCCCTGAGGAATAGATATGTCGATCCGGTACCCGCCGGTGACCGGCACAAAGTCGACAGCAGCAGGTTGATCAGGCGCCAGCGTCGTCGTCGTGCCCGGTACGATGATCATGCCGCTCGGGATTGCGAACGCGAGATTGTACCCACCAGCCACAGGTGTGAGAGTCACGCCGGGTGGCGCACCGTGGGGCACCGCGTCCACCTCGGTGACATCGAGAGTGATGGCCGGCCCCGACACATAGGCCGGATCAGACCAGTCGCCGCTGGCGTCGGAGCTCTTGGAGTAGATGGCAGCGCGGCCGTCACCCGAATTGCGCACCAGGACCGCAAACCCCCGACTGTCTGCCGTTGGCCCGGGCCTGGTGCTATAAGCCGCCAGGTCAGCAAGGGCATCCACCGCCTGGTCGTAGTCTGCTCCGGATACCAGGTCAGCGATCGCCACAGTAGTAAGGCTGCCGGGCCCGGCAAAACCCAGCACCGTCTGCGCTGCTCCCTCCACGTCTGCAAGCGACTGTAGGTTGCTGCCTGACAACTGCTGCAGCATCGCCACCAGCTTGGCAGAGATCGTCGCGGCATCGTTTCGGGGTAGGTACTGGTAGGCCTTGTCTTCAGCCGTGGTGCCCTGCCACTCCACCACGCCAAGCGCAGCCGTGTCGCTGGTAGGGTCTTCCGCCAGCTGCATTTCGCCGAGGCCGGGAATGGAGATCACTGAACCAGCCCGCATGTTCTGAAACAGCGTGCCGGTGCCGGCAATGGCCATGGAGCCCTGGGTGAAGGTCACCGTGCCGGGATTGGCGGGAACGAAGATGCTCATTGGATAGCTCTCTGGTTACGGCGCATCGATGAAGCCCGGTTTGATGATGATGTCGCCCGTCCAGGTGGAGGCGTAGCTGATGCCCGTCATGTCCATGGAACAGGGCACGTTATTCGAGGAGCCCCACTCCTTGCCTGGTGGCCGATGGGTTGGGATGTCCTTGTCCGGGCCGAGCTGCTGGATCCGCTGGCCATGCGTGGCGTACTTGGAGCCATCAACCGGAGCGTTGGTGCCTGGGTAGAAAAACTCCGCGTTGCCCGCCGCCCCGGAAGGATTGTTGCGCAGGAAGCCAGGCTGCACGATGCCGCCTAGTGCGTTCACCGACTGATACCGTCGGAGCAGAACCGATGTGCCGCTCAGGACGAACTCGAACTGGCGAGCCACGCCGCCGAACTCCTCGACCACGCAGGAGTGACCGTCCAGCTTGACAGGCAGCCCCTCTGGGAAATTCGACGCCAGGGCGAGGTCGAGGATGTTGGCTGGGTTCACCGTCCGTGTGAGAGTGACCCACACTTCCAGATAGTCTGTGCCCGCCGGAACGGTGCCGATGGCTATGTCCGGGAGATTGTTGGGCGCGGCCTCTGCGGGCCCCCACTCCTGCTCAACGAGGCCGGCCCAGGTGGAGCAACCGAAATAATCAGCAAAGACCCCCGGAACGGTCTCCACCGTCTGGCGGGTCTGGTAGTACAGCGTGCCTTTCCACAAGTCGGGCCAGCTGATGGAGTAGCCCGTCAGGGTGATCGCTGCACCAGGCACCAGGTTGAGCATCGGCACCTGCGTATCGATCGCCCTGCGACCGGCATGCTCGGCAATGACATGGCCGTCCTCTGTGTATTCGAAGAAGCTCATGGTCCTATTCCACGCTGCACTGGATCGAGGGAGAGCCAGCGAACGTGCCGGTGTAGTTCGGGCTGGTGAAAGTGGTGCCGTCTGCCAGCACGGTCCGGCTCACGCCGCCGCGGATGTCGCTTGTGCGGCCCAGCGGCACGTCAAATGGACTGGCATCTGCGAGCTTCGACTGGCGCAGCTGCTTCAGGTCGCCGCGCCACTTGCCGTAACCCATGTTGAACACGCCAGCGTCAGGATCGATGTCGAGCATATAAGCGCTATCTGCCACCGGCTGCTTGAACACGATCACCCGATACGTCATGGCCAGCGCCGGCAGGTCCGACGCCGAAGAGATGCCCACGTCCAGCAACCCAATGTGAGTGCTGGTCGCATACGGGCTGACGCGACGCACCCCCACTCCCGCGACCGTCTGGATCAACGACGACTGCCCTATGAGACCCCCATATGGACCCACCACCATGTACGCGGGAACATATGGGAGCCCGTGGGCCACAAGGTTTATGGAGCTCTTTGCAACCTGGCCGACGCGGGTGATGGAGGGTGCGGTTGCCACGACCGTGCTGGCTCCGGGCGTCGCAGGATGGACTATGGCAATGCCGCTCGTGTCGGTGCTGACCTGGTAGTAGTCGAAGTCAGCGTTGAACCGGGTCCTCGTCAGGTGCGTGACAGGATCGTTCAGCGGCGCGTTGCGGACGCTGTTCGGGTCTTCGGGGTCGCCCGAAGTGCCGTTCTCTTCGAAAACCGCCACGCGCCCCGTCGCCGGGTCGTTCATGAACACGTAGACCATCAGCCGCCGAGCCTCATGGCACCAGCCGTGAAGTCGATAAAGGAATTGCCGCTCACAGACCGGGCTTTGCCTGTGAAAACTACCCGATCTGCATCGAGGACCATGTCGCGCGTGCCGTCCGAGGCAAGCCGCATGTAGAGCCCGACAGGCAGGAACTCATTGCCCGTCGCGGCCCCTCGCAGGGCGAAATAGGCGTTGACCTCGAACCCTTGCGGGTCCGCCTCAGCAATGATGCCGATGGCGCCCCCAGCCAGCACGTCGCCAATGGAAGCCTCGACCGCCTCGATCGATGATGCCGTCGCCGCAAACTGCGCCGTCACGGACGTGGTGAGCTGGCTCAAAGCCGTCGCCGTTGCCTCTAGCCCCGTGTCCGGGTCTTCAACAGTGGCTTCCAGCTGCTCCGCGCGAGTGGCCAGGGCGCCGAGACTGTTGGCCACGACGTTGACTTCTTTGGTGTAGGAAGCCCGTGTCTCTTCATAGGTAGCTGCCAACTCGGTGCGCAGCTTGTGCCATTCCCCAGGCCCCTGCAGCAGGGCGTCGGTCATTTGAGCGATGAGCACGTCCCGTTCGGCTATCAACTGCTCGATGGACCGAGACGCCAGGATGCGAGCGGCATTGACCTCGTCGGTTAAGTCGTTAGGTCCGATGGGGCCCAGCACGATTTGCGGCACCTCACCTAGAGTGAAAACCCGCTTCGTCCATGGCCCCTGCAACACCCCAATCGCGGCCACCCGCAGCACCAGCTTCTGAGGAAGAACCGGAGCCGTGAACCGGTTGGCGAAGCCGCTATAGACCGGTGTCCAGGTCTTGGCAGCATCGGGAATACTGTCGTCATCATAGCTCACTTCAGCCACGTACCCGCCGATAGCGCCTGGTGTAGGCTGCCACATGGCATCAAGCTCAAGCTGCGCAATGCCTGCCTTTAGCTGCGCGAACAGGCCGAATACCAGCGGACGTGCCGGGTTCTGCGGTGGCAACACCGGCGGCGTCCATGGCGACGGCATCACCTCGGTGGCGTCGGCAAGATAGACTTCGGGTGCATCGACCACGGAGAGGATCGACACCTTTCCTGCCGCATCGGGCACTGCCGAAACGACCAGGCCGTTGAAGGGTCTCATCTCGCCATCACAGACCAGCACATGCGCCCGCTCTGAGCGCTCGGCAGGCAGGATGCTCGCCATCTCTCCCATGGAACTGGCGACAGCCGCACGGTCCGCGGCGTCAAGGGTCAACACCCGTCCGGCAAAGCTCTGGACCAGGCACGGCCCCCACTCCGCGCCGTCTTTGCCGCGCACGATTACATAGGCGTCGCCCTCGATCTCATGTTCAAGATCGCGGTCCAGCGTCAGAGCGTCGCCGGCGCGGGACGCGAGTGCAGCAGTCTCGACCCCCTGCACAAACGGATGCTGCACGAGGATAGGATCGCCGCGCACCAGCAGCTTGCCTTCCCAATCGGCCGTGAAGCTGACGAACTCGCGCTGAAAGGCGTTCACCGCCGCTTCCGTGACGCTTTCCCGCCAGACCTGATCCCGGTCGGTGATGCCGAACCACTCGATCTTCTGCGGCGAGTCGCTGCCGACGCTGGCAAGGCTGGCCGTCACTTCACGCGTTTGCCACGTGACCTCATCGACGTAGCTGCCCACGACGCTGTCAGGCTTCTCTTCGTCAAACAGAACCAGCTTGTGCTGGAAGCTCCCGCGCACGACGTTGCGGGGCGTGAACGTCGCGCGCTTGATGGACCTCGGCTGGAGCCGGACAAAGCCGATCTTCCCGGCGATCCGGACCGGCTGGGCGCGGCCCGCCCTCAAAATGGCCCGCAAGGCATCGGAAACGGTCCAGGATCGATCGAACAGCGCATTGAATGTGTCGCCACGTCCCGCCCAGGTCACCGCCAGTGCGGCCAGTGCCGCAAGGTCATATTGGCCGTCGGACAGGCCGAGCGAGTAGTCGGCGTTGCGCAGCACGTCGGCGGCTGCCCAGGCAATGGAGCGTGTTGGCTCCAGAGCCCACGAAGACCCATTCCATACCGGCAGGTGCCGCTTCGCCAGCACCCTGATCTGGCTGGTTGAAAGCTGGCTCAGCTGCTCGTTCGCCCGGATCTTCATGGCTAGCAGCGTCGTGTTCGGCGGTGTGACGAAGCCGGTGAGATAGCCGCGTAGGCCCGCCCAGGCCACCCTGTTGACGGCAGTGCCATCGTCGGGGTCAAAAGCCTCGTCCGCCAGAAACTGAACCTGATAGCGTCCAGGCACGACGTCGACAGCGCGCGACATGCGTTGCGGAGTGCGGGTGGCGGCGCTGATGGTTTCGGCGAAGATATCCGCCCATCCACCGGTTGGTGTCCCGGAAGCATCGATCGACTGATACTGCGCCCTCAGCGCAATCGAGTTCGCAGTGACGCCCCGGTTGTCAGCCGTCCAGAGGCCCCCAGGGAAAACGAAATCGACGGCCAGCCGGTCTATCGTTGTCCCCGCCGCATTGACGACGAACGGGCCGAGCTTGGCAGCGGGATCTGGAACAGGCTGTCCGCTGACCTCCGACGAAGTGACCACGTTGGCAGGGAACAGGGTGATCGCCTGCCCGGGCTGGATGATTTCGAAAGTCACGTCGGAAAAGCTCGACGAACAGCCCGTCGTGGAATTCCAGGCCTCGGTTTCACCGATTTTGATGCGGGCGATATCCGCCTTGCCGGCCGTTACGGCGAACAGCTGGTACAGATACTGGTCGTTGCCCGCGAACTCGCTATAGGGCCGCGAAGCGTAGCGCGGCGCGAACTCCAGCTCTCCATAGAGCGTGGGGACCACATCCAGTGGCGTGGCCTGATTGTTGGCGGCCGTCACTGAATAAACCCGGCCAGCCTCCGCGCCTGCACTGGCGTCGACTGGCTGCGGCATCAGCGCGTTGAGCAGCAATGAGCCGCCGGTCAGCAGGGCCGCTGACACGATGGATGCGGCCAGCGCCGAGCCGCCAAAGAAGGCGCCGGCGACAAATCCCCCGATCATGGGCGCCGCGATCGAGAGCGCCAGGGCCGCGACCAGTCCGATGATCTGCTTGCCGTCGCCCCCTCCTTCCCCGCCGCCCCTCGGCACGGCGATAAAGGCCAGGAGCTCGTCCGGCTTAACCACTCGGATTGCCCAGCAACCGCGCAGCACCGGCTCTCCACCCATGACGGCGATCGTCGGCAGGCGGAACGCGAGATCATGCGCAGCAATCACCTCGGCAATGGTCATCGGCCGGTCGAGATGGATCGTGCGCTCGGCGCCGCCGAACGGACCGGTGAGCAGCACGGCTTGGCCGCCCGCAGCGATGTGTGGGTCGTGGAAGGTCATCAATGCCTCAGGAAATCAGACCGGTACGTGAAACCGGAACTTGCGCCAGCCGACCGCCTCGAGCGTAGCGATCGTGTCGGCGACAACGCCGCAATCTTCGATGGCATGCACGATCATGCCGCCGTCTTCGTCAAGCCAGGTGCCCAGGTGGTAGCCGCACTGGTTGCGCGCCATCGTTACCAGTGCGCCGTCGACCGGCGCGTCGATCTCCCGCCACCGGCCGCGCTCAGGATGCACCGTGATCGCGGCGGCAATGGCCGTGCGCCCCGCCTCGCCTGGCATGGCAAAATCCGGCATGTCCCGCCCAAACAGGACGCGCTGCAGGTGCCTCGCCGATCCGTAGCAGTCCACGCTGCCCGGTTTCCGTCCGCCCAGGTCATAGGGCGTGCCGATATGGGCGTTGATGAGCTCCACCCGGTTCACGAGACACCGCCGAACAGGCCCGGATAGTTGTTCATGTCGAATGTCATGCGCGGAAACGACTTGTTGAGCAGGTCCACAAAACTTGCCGTCCCCGAGAGGCGCAGCTGCGTGGCGGTCACAACCTTCATGGTTAGCTGGTCGATGATCATGTCGGGCGGCCCCACGACGGAATAGTCGGACCCCGCCTTCACTGCCACCCACTCCCGATAGATAACCAGGGCCGAGGCGCGCACCTTGGCGGCCGCCTGCAGCTTGGGCCAGATCGTGCGCGGCACGTTGTCCAGCGACAGATTGAGCGATCCCATGCTGTTCTCGGATTGCTCCGGCAGGCTCACCCGCAAAGCCAGGGGCTCGAACCGCTTCACCTGCCCACCGAACAACGGCGCCCCGGCTTCAAGCTCGAGGTCCCATGCACGCTTGTCCAGTGCGACGCGGATGCTGTCAGCCGCATCGTTGCTGTCGACAAACGCCGGGTGCAGCAGCTCCAGCGTGTGCACGATGAAGTCATCCGCTGGCGCCGACGCATAGGCTTCGGCGAGAGCTGCGCTCCAGGGGTCCGCCATCAATAGTCCTCGACATCGAGCACGACGGTCACCAGGTGCCGGATGCCCCGCCCCGGATCGTCCGCATACGGCTGGCGGAAGGTGCAGGTCTTGGTTTCATAGTCGGCGCCGGTCCATACCGGCACGTCGAAGGAAAGCGTCCCGTCGACCAGGTCGTCGCGAACCCAGAGCTTGAACAGGTCGAATTCGTCATTCTCCATCTTGATGACGAACTGGAGCCCGGCCAGCTGCAGCGTGCTCGAGCGCCGCCGGCGCTGCTGGCCATCATCCATGTCGGTGGCAAGCGGCGCCTGGAACGGGTTGAGCACCCGCAGGCTGTTGGCCCGCGGCGCATGAGGAACATCGCTCGGCCACAGTTCAGGCATCAGCGACCCTTCCGCTTGACACCGAAGACGCCATCCATAATGCCATCGAACCGGCCCTCGGCGAGCCCTGAATTGACCGTGCCAATGATGACCTTGGTCACGTCGACACCATCGGCCCCGCGCGCCTGTTCGGTGCGCACCTGCTCGCTTCCGTAGTTGTGCACTTCCGTGCGATGCTGGATCGTGACATCGGTCTTGCCCCCGTACTTGCGCCGCAACTGCTCCGGCCAGCCGATCTCTTCCCCCTGCATGCCGATGAACGGGACTTCGCCAGGCTTGAGGAAGTCGGTGCCGGTGTGAAAGCGCGGCACCTGAAAAAACATCTCGGCCGGCAGCAGCCTGTTGGCTGGAGAGGAACCGATCGTGGCCCCGCTATGCCCCACCCCGGCCTGGTAGCCCAGCCGGAGCGCGGCCGGGTTGGTGGGGTACCCCGCGCCGCTGAAGAACGTGTTGATGATCGAGGACAGCCCGGAAATGCCCTGCCTCACGCCCATGCGCAGCAGGTCCGACATGATCTGCTTGCTGAAATCATCCCACTCGAGCTTGCCGGTTTCGAAGGCATCCATCAAAGCATCTTCGAAGCTGCTCGCCGCTGAAACCAGCGAGTCCTCGATGGTCTTGCCGATGTCGCTTTCCTGCGCCATGGCTCGCAGTCCGCGCTCGACCCCGGCCAGCCAGTCAGTAGATGCGGACAGGCGCCTCTGGGTCAGGTCTTCGAGCGCCTTGGTGTATTCCGCCTCGCTGACGATGCCGGCCGCCAGTGCACGTTGCAGCGCCAGCTGCGCCGCACGGTATTCTTCGGTTCCGTCAGCGGCGCCGGCATACTCCAGCGCCGCCTTGGCCGTCGCCCGTCCATGCGTTTCCTGCGTGATCAGGCCGCGCGCCAGCATGTCGTCGAGCTCGGCCAGCCGCGCGGCATAGTCTTCAGTCGCCGTGCGCACCTGCTCGGTCAGCCGGGCCGCCTCGCGCAGTGCCTGCGACTGGGCGCGGGATTGCTCTGGCGTCAGGACCGGCGGCGGCAGGTCGCCATCATCGACAGATCCGGAACCGGGCCGTGTGACTGTCGGTAAGGGCGCCGTAAGGTTGGCTGCGGCCTTGCGGGCGTCGAGCATTTGCGTGATCGCGGCTTCTTCAGCGCGGAGGGCTGCGAGATCGCGGTCGACCTGGGCGAGGCGATCGACGAAGATCATATTATTCGTGCCGCCGGCCGCCTGCTGCTCCCGGGCAATCTTCAGACGGTCAGCATCTAGCTCAACTATTTGCCGATTGATGTTGTAACGCGTCTCCGTCAGTCCCGCGACCGACTTGCCTTCCAGTTCGCTGAAGAAGTCTATGAGCCGCTGCAGCCCGGCGGACACGCCGCCGATGAACTCCAGTGCCATCCGCAGCGACGCGACAAGAGTATTGCCGAACATGCGCACCGCTTGCAGCACGTTCGGGTCCGACAGCACCTCGGCCAGGCGGATCATCGACTGCCGCAGGTCGTCGCCGCCGCCCTCGCCCTTCACCAGGTCCTCGAACAGGTTCTCCATTGCCTTCTCGGCCGCGAGCGTGGCCTTCTCCAGCGGCGTCATGCCCTCTTCCGCCACGCCCTTCACGTCGGCTTCGAGCGCATCGAGGATGACCCGCTGCGCACTGGCAATATCGTTGACCGCCATGAAGCGCTTGACCAGGTCGCCCTGCACGTCCGTCAGGCTGATGCCGCGTTTTTCCAGCATGGCAAAACCCTTCTCGGGATCCGCCAGGGCGCGCGCCAATCCCTCGAGGTTCTGCCGGAGCTCGCCGCCCCAGGCCGCGGACATGTCGTTGGCCAGCTCGATCGAGCGATAGAACACCTCATTGTCGAATTTGAAGGTCGCGAGGTTCCCGCCGATCGCCATGATCTCTTCGGCTGCCCGACCGGTGCGCAGCTCGAGCTCGTCGGCGAAGGCGGCAAGTTCAGCCGCGCTCGTTTTCGCCGTGTTTCCGGTATTGGACAGCGCCCGGTCCACCTGGGCACTCAGCTTGTCCATTTCCTCCAGCCGCTGGATTGCTCCCCTTATGCCGAGCACGAACCCAGTGGCCAGCCCTGCCGCAGCAAGCGCGACGCCAGTCTTAAGACGATCCATGCCGCGATTGACCCCGCTGGCGGCGGCGCTCAGCGCGTGCAGGCTGACAGAGCTCCGGTCCGCAGCGTTCTCGATGCGGCCAAGCGCATCCTGCCCTTCTTTGCCCAGGCTCTTAAGCGCCCGTTCGACCAGTTCCTTGTCCTTGACCAACAGTCTGATCCCGATTTCCTTCGTCGCCATCCTGATCGTCCTTCTCGTTGAGGGCTGCAATCATGCCTTGCTCACAGGCGCCCAGCAGGTCCTCGGCCAGACCTTCGTCCATTCCGGCGCGCACCAGCTGGCGCAGCGCCGGGCCGCTCTCCAGCCCCAGCACCACGCCCATGCCGCCGATCCGCAACCGCCAGGCTTCCGTCCGAAACACTGCCCACGCCAGCCGCTCGGCGTCGTTGCGGCCATCATGCTTGTGATAGGGGCACGTCCGTCGCGCCGTCGTGGCGCATGCCGCACCGATGCCGGCACAGCCGGCGCAATAGTCAGGGCCCTTGCCAAAATGCCACCTGGCAAGGGCCCTCAGGCGTTTCCCGCTTCGATCTCCGCGTGCACGCCGCCAAGATAGCGGGGCAGGAAGCTCTGCGAGACCATCGGATCGGTGAACAGCTCCGCCAGCCGCCCCGGGTCGAACTTGAGCGGCTCGCCATCAGCATCGAGGATATTGCGCCAGTCCGAGCAGCCCAGCTCCGCCAGCGACACGACGAACAGCGCCCGCCGCATTCCGTCTGCCGCCAGCTCGTCGGCAACATCGGGCACGTCCACGATCTGCCCGCCCGCCTTGGTCACCGCCACGCCGGCATCCTTGAGATCCGCCAGCAGGCTATCGGCCCGGGACTGAGCCAGCTGCACCATGGCCGTCGTCGCCGGCAGCACATATAGACTGGCGCCGTTATAGAGTTCCAGCCAGCCCGCTTCACGAGGTTTGCCGAGGGTTATTGCCATTGCTTGGATTTGCTCTCTAAACTTTGCGAGACATGGGGGCATGCCGAGTTGTGAGGTCAGCAAGTATGATGAAGGCAATTTTCCGCACCGTTGCGACGGTCACTGCCTGTCTGGTTTCAGGCTTCGTCCAAGGGCAAGACGTGAACCCATTCATGCAGGCCTGCGCCATTTGGGGCGAGTATTCCGCCGAAGATGGGCTGCCTTATCGGGCAACTACGTTCGAACAGGCACATCGGAGCATCTGGGCCAGATTCGAGGTAAAGGGACGCGAACAAGTGGTAAAATGCACTTTTCGCGACCTCGCCGATGAAGTTCCGGAACTGGTCTCGGTGGAAATAGACGGCACCCAGATGTCTAGCGAAGACCTGTTCCTTCTCAACTTGCGCATCTGGAACCACTTCGTTCCGGCAGATCACCACGGCTAGGCGTAGCTCGTCACATCGTTGACCAGCACGACTTCGAGCATGTGACCCGCTGTCTGGTCGAAGGCCGCGCGCCAGTTGGCCGTCACCGAAATACCCCCCGGCCCCTGCACCGGCTTCTTCGTCTTGGGGAAGAACACGCGTGGCATATTGAAGGTGAGGCTCCAGTCGGGCTGCGACGGGATGGTAAAGGCGAGTTGCAGAGCCGCCGGCGTGTTGGCATCGGCCAGGTCATCGAACGTGCTGTCCGCGCCGAACCGCAGGTCCACCGTACCGCTAAGCGTCCGCAGCCCGTCATCGACGCCGTCGATCATCATGTCGGCGCGGATCGTCTCGACTGGCTCAAGCCCGTTGGAAAAGTTGAACTGCCCGCCCGTAATGTTGGCCACCGTGGCGCCTTCGACCTTGACCGAGCCGCTGGCATTGTTGAACGGCAGGTAGTCGTAGATCAGCGGCGATGCATCCCGCGCCCCGCTGGCATCCTTCACTTCCGACTGCCCGATCAGCGGAATCGTCATCAGCGCCCGGCCGTTGCGCTGCATGGGAAACTGCATGCCGCCCGCCTTGACCCCTAGATGGGTCCGCCACTTCGGCGTGCTGAGCTTCGGGTGCCCGATCTGGTGGGTGAAGCTCAGCAGGTCCTTGCCGGACAGGAACACATGCTCGAAGACATCGGTATCGACGCCCGTCTCGGCACTGACAGCGGGCCCTAGCGCCATCAGCAGCGCCATGCCGACGCCGCGCGCATCCATCGGCAGCACGATATCGCCCGTCACCGTCAGGTTACCCTGTGCCGGGTCGCTGTCTTCCGGCCGCGACCGGTTCCACACCGGATCGTCTTCGAGCGGCTGTTCTGCGCCCAGGCTGTAGGAGCGCAGCGGCATGCGACGATAGACACCGCCGCCCGCACCGCTGATCGGCGTACCATAGACGGTTTCCTTTGCGAGCAGGTGTACGGCATCCGAACCTGAGGCGCGGGCTTTGGTCATTTGTAGTCTCCCGATATGAGAATGGATCAGCCGACCGACTGGTCGGACCAGTAGTCGATCTCGATTGTGAGGTCGGCGGCTTTGACGCCGACGGCGCCCCAGAGATCGGTCGCCGAGAAGTCGGGATCGACGGCCCGCAGATCGTCGATGAGCCCGGCCGTGATGAGCTGCTGTCGCGCCGTGTCCAGCAGGGCAACCTGCGCTTCGATCAGCGCCGACATCGCCGCGTTGCGTTCGGCTGGCGTTCCGCCCTCGACGGCCAGCACCAGGACCGGTCGCGCCTGCCACTCGAAGATCGGACCGTTCAGGAACTCTTCCGTCTTTTCCAGCTCGCCATCGCTGAGGCTGCGCCAGGTCGATTTGAATTCGCCGATCGGGGTGTTGCGATCGAGCGCCAGGGTGGTTGCCAGGCTGGCCAATATCGCTTCGCGTTTGATCATTCCGTCCCCCACGCTGCAATGATGCTGCTCACCATGTTGTTGACGGCGCCGGCATAGGCCGCATCGAGGTCGAAGACCTTCTTGAAGCGAACCTGCGGCACCAGGAAAAACATTACGACGCTGGCAACGCCGACCTTGTAGCCCCCGCGGGCATTGCGACCGGCATTGGCCAGCTGCCGCCCGACGCGGCCCGACTTGTTCCTGCGCACGCCGTCCACCACCAGCAGCGAGGCCTTGCCGGCGCGATAGACGAATCGCAGCGGCCCATAGCGGTCGGCATTCCAGTTCGAGGGTGTGACCCGCTTGCCCATGAACTGCTTTGGTGCATCCGACGACGGAATTGCTAGAAAGAACCCGTCCTTGCTGCGCACCGGCGCGGCATTGGAGAAGGCTTCGATGATATGGGGTGCATTGGTGTGCACCGTGCCCGCGGCGCCCAGGCTGGCCTGGGGCGGACGCGGATAGGTATTGCCGCGCCAGGCATTGGCCAGACGCTGAGAACCAAAGGCCGTCACCGTCAGCTGGCGCAGGTGGTTCTTGAGACCGTTTGTCGCCGCTGCTGTGCCCGAAGTCACGGCACGCGCGCCGCGATCCAGCTCTTCAGCCATCATCTTCTCGAGGTTGCCGGTCAGCGCCGCCTGAAGCCTCACGATACGACCTCCGCGGCGGCAATCTCCCATTCCAGCGGCGCATCCTGCGGTGTCCGCTTGTCAACGATCTCGTAGGTCACGCCGTCGACAATCAGCGTCTGCCCAGCGGCCAGTCCGGGAAAGCTGGCCTTGACCCCGCGGAACCAGTGCGTGGCACGCCGTGCCGTGGCGCCGAACATGTCGAAGTCGACGTCGCCGCCGCCCTGGTAGACCTGCACAGGGTTTGGCGAGCCGCTCCATACCGCTTCCGCGAACAGGGCAGCGGAGGCGGCGCCCAGCACCACCTCCATCAGGTCCTTGCGCACCTTAGGGAACCGGCACCAGCCTGACGCGGGCCGTCGCTGCTCCGGACGCCCGGGCTTCGGTCGCGTGACCGATCAGGGTGTTGGCGGTAGCGGTTTTCGTGACGCGGGAGTTTGTTGTGTCCCAATAGATCTTGTCGCCCGCCGAAATAGTCGCGGCGACACCATAGGGCAGATCGTAGACTCCGGTGGTCTTGTGCGGGACCGTGTCGCCAGTCACCCCCGCCTTCTGGGCAACGCCCACGATGCTGCCCTGGATGGTGATGCCACCCGAAGCCACGTCGGCCGTCAGGATAAGGTCGAGGACATCGCCGACCTGCACAAAGTTCTTCATGGATGCTCTCCGTTATTGGCGCCGGACAATTCCGGAAGCCACAAAGGCGAAGGGCGCCGCAGTGGGCGCCCTTCCGCAACAGTCGGTTTGAAGTTACTAGACGCCCGCGTTCTTGAAGAGGCCGCGGTAGTCGAGTGGGTTCACGCCGGCATCGAGGCGAACCTTGAGTTCGGTACCATCGATGTTCCAGCCGTCCTTGCTCTCCACCACCGGCTCTTCATTGCCGTCGAGGTAGGTCACCTCGATCGTGTCGAACTGGTTGGGATCGGCTGCCATGAACCACTGATTGCCCGGGATGCGGCGATCGGTAATCGGCGTGACCAGGCCCTTGACGGTGTTGGCTACCGCTGCGCTCTTCTGCGCCTCGAGCGAGCCGGTCGAAGTCAGCAGCTGCTGGGCCAGGAACTCGTGTGCGCCCGACAGGAAGTATTTCGGGCGGATGTTGAGCGCCGTGGCGATCTCATCATCGTCCGTCTGACTTCCCATGGCGTTGACGGCAGCTTCCCACGCGGCGGCCGAGGGATTGGCAGCGACCGAGGCCAGGTTGCCATGGTCAGCGTGGAACACCGGCACACCGTCGACGAAGTTGGGGTTGTTGACCAGCACGCCATAGACCAGGTTGCCGACTGTGCGCTTGGCCGCTCGGCCCATCTTGATCGGCAGCCTGCCCAGGATCGACATGTCGTCGTTGATGATCGCCTGGCGGGTGATGGCAATCATCCGCCCATAGGTGGCCAGCACGACGGTGACCCCGCGGTCGCCGATCTTGGCATACTTATATTCCCCGCCCTCTTCGACCTTGGCCAGATTGGGGAACAGGCCCAGATCGACGCGCGCGATCGGCTTAAAGTCGGATGCTTCGCCCTTCGAGGTCCACAGCTGGAACGTCTCTTCGGCTTCCTGGTAGCCCTTGAGTGCCGATTTGGCAGCCACGTTCTGCAGGATGAAGGCAAAGTCCGAAGTGGAGTGCATGCCGCCGATCATCGTAGCGCCGCCGCCGGTGAATGCGGTGCCGATCATCAGCATGCGATCCATCCGCTTGGCGTCCGTCACACCGGCAACCATCAGCGCCTCGCGGGCCAGTTCGGCCATGGATAGGCCGGAGAACTCGTTGCGCTGCCCGTCCTTGTGCCCAACCTTGGCCATGAGAGCCAGCGACGCGCCCTCGCGGAACTTGTCGCGGGCATCTTCGGTCACATGGGCCGTCGCAGTCGGCGATCGCCCTCCCCCGTTCATTTCCGCGACCTTGTCGATGATGGCCGCAAGCGCGCCGTCGCGGGTCTGATTGGCTGCCGTCATGATCGTGTTGACGGTGGCGATGTCGAGGCCGGCCGATGCGCCGCGGCGATAGAGGTCGTTGACGTCGACGGCTGTCATCGTGGTTGCCGCAGCCGGCTGGCCCGCAGGCTGCTGCACCGGCGGCGTCACTGCCGTTGGCTGCACGGCCCCGAGCATCTCGGTGACCTTGCCCTTGATCGCGTCTTTGGCGGCGACCATGGTGGCAGCATCCTTGACCAGGGCGACAAGCCCGGGCTGTTCGATACCGGCCATCATGGCCTGGTTGAGCGTCATCTTCACTTCGTCCGCCGCAATGCCAAAGCGGGCGGCAAGCATCGCAATCAGCTGTTCAAGCGTCATGCTGGTCTCCTTCTGGTGAGGTGGGGCGGCATGAGCCGCTGGCTTGGTCATGGCCGCCACCGTCCGCGAGATGCGGAACAGGAAGCTCGGCGCATTGTCATTGAGGGCATAGTCGATCATGGCGACGGCCTGCCCGGCTCCGTCGTCAATTTCATCGGCAAAGCCGAGCGCAACCGCTTCGTCAGCGGTCAGATAGGTCTCTGCCACCATGATCTCGCGAGCCTTGTCCTTGGACTGGCCGGTGCGGGTGGCGTAGATGTCGGCATACTCACCAGCAGTTTTCTCCAGCTGCTCGGCGGTCTTGAGGTGTTCGGCAGCGGTACCGCGATTGTCGGTTCCCTGGGCGGGATCGTGGATCATCATGCGCGCGCCCTTGCGCATCACGATCCGGTCGCCGGCCATGGCGATCAGGCTGGCCGCAGAGGCGGCGATACCCTCGACGATGACAGTGACCTTTCCGGGGTAGTCCCGCAGCGCGTGGTAAGCCGCAGTCCCTTCGTCGGCCAGGCCCCCGATGGAATTGAGCCGGACGGTGATATCGCCGCTCATCTGCGCCAGCGCTTCGATGACCTCGCGCGCCGTGAAGTAGTCCTCGGAAAACAGGAACACGTCGCCAATAGTGCCGAACAGCACGAGCTGGCCGTTGATGATGAGCCTATGCATCCTGTTCTTCCTTTTCCGGTGGGACTTCGGGCACTGCCTGCGCCTGCTGGGGGTCGACGTTGGTGTCGTAGGCGAGGCCGAGCGACCGCTCGCGCTTCAGTTCTTCAGCCCGTTCCCTGTCGACGGTTTCCGGGTCAAAGCCTTGGCCACGAAGGAAGCGGGAACGCGTTCCCAGCCCGTCGCGGGCTGCCTGGGCGGCAGCCTTCAGCTCATTGGCGGGATCGATCATTTCGCGCCGTGGCGGCACGTGATCAATCCGACACTGCGCCGGGACCGACGCCATGAGCCGCAACCCATCGAGGATCCATTGCCCGATCTTGCCGCACATCTGGGGCATCAGCATCTGCTCGGTCCACGACGTCAGGTTTCGATACATCTCCAGCCAACCCATGCGGCCGGAGGAAAAGTTGACGCCGCTGAGATCGCCGGTCAGCGCCTCGTACGTAATGCCGAGACCGGCAGCGATGTCGCGGCCGTTGACCTGAAAGAAGACCGCCAGATCACCAACGACGGGTGGCGCGCCGAACTCCACTTTGTCGCCATCATCGAGGTATTCGATCATGCCCGGCTCGACTGTTTCCAGCCGGTTTCCCGCACGCGTGGCGTCGACATCCTGCGGGTCCCCTGCCCCGGCACCACGTGTGACGAAGGCGGCAAAGCATGCCGCAATTTTCTGGCGCAGAATGTAGGCGTCCTTGGTGTCCTCGAAGTCGCCCAGCCTCACAATGACCGGCGCCAGCCACGAAACGCCGTGCGCCTGGCCGGGCCGATCGATGCGATAGAGATGGACCACGTCTTCCGCGGGATATCGTGTGCTGGTGTTGGTCGAGAACACCGTCATGTCGCCGGGATGATGGTCGTAGAGATGATAGGCAACGACGGCGCCGGCGGCATTCACCTCGACGCCCTCAATGCCGACATTGCCATTGGGCAGGCGCCCGTGGACCCGCTCATCGAAATAGTCGCATTCCAGAACCGAAATCTGGAACGGCAGCGGCAGGCCTTCCTTTGCTTTGGCCCGGCGCCGCACCATCAGGCTCTCGCCATCGCGCACTGCCGCCTTAACGGCCGTGGATTGCAGCCCATACAGATTCTGGCGGCCGGCAACGTCGATCTTGGGCGTATCGCAATGAGCGTTGACCACTTCCTGCAGCCGGTCGCGTCGGGCGCCCTTCACCCCCGCGACTGCCGGGATGATGCCGCCGCCGATCAGGTTTGCAGCCAGAACACTGATGCCGCGATGCGCCAGCGGATGGTTTCGGTCCATATGGCGGGCTGAGTACCGCAAGCGTTTCGCGGCTGTGCGCAGCGCGCTGTTGGCATCGCCGGGCAGATATCGCCGATTGGCGTTGCGGTGCGAACCGCTGGCGCCATCGAAGGCTGTTTCGAGCATGGCGGCGCGTTTGCGGTGCGCCAGGCGGGCAGCACCGCGCGCCGGGCTCACATAACTGATGGCCCGGTCAAGAATGTTCATTTTCATCGTGTCAGTACCCGCTGACGAACCGAGCGACGGTGCGCCGAACCGGCGCCGCCCCTGCGACCTCGCGCTCCATGTCCTTGAGCAGCGCCTTCATTTCCGCCATCGAGTGGTATTCGACCGACCCGGACGTGTACTGGACACGCTTGATACCACCCTGCATGGCCTTCTTCAGCGCATCGACATCCGTTTGTGTCCAGGCCATGAGCGGGTCCTACCTGCCGTTGAGATAGCCGCGCCGTCGTCCGCCGAGCCATCCTTGCGGACGAACTGGCGCCGAAGGCTTCGGCGGTTCGGGTTGCTTCGGCACCTCGACCGGTGCCGTGACTGTTGCGCCCTCGATCAGGAGGGCGAACGCGTTCTTTACCATGGGCGCAGCCCAGTCGACTGGATTGGACCAGTCGATCTTTTCGCCGCCCTTCACGATGACGACGGCCTTGCCATAGACCGATAGGTCGAGCGCCTCGTTGCGTTTCACGCCCGCTCGTTTGACCCAACCTTCCTTCTCGGTGCGGGTCTCGGCGGCGAGTTCGTCGAAGACGCGCTCATCAAGCCGATCGAGCACCCGATAGGCGCCGGCGCCATACTCATCCCGGGTCAGCGCGGCGCTGATCTCATCTTTGAGAGCGTCGGTGCCGACCCAGATCAACGGGACGTCGAGCTGCGTCTTCTTGCCGTTCTCTGTCGACTTTTCCGGATAGGCGACATAGGCCCGACGCTGCGTCTCCGGCAGGCCGCGCTTCACATGATTGCCGCGCACCAGCATGATGCGGTGATGCAGCCGTTTCCGCTTCGCCCGGCGCCAGAAGGCGTAGGCGTTGGCAGTCACGCCCGGCTCGCCGGCGCTGTCGCTGACCAGGAAAGCCGGCTTCAGCGCATAGCCTGTGCCATCGACTTCATAGGTACGGTCGAGCAGCGCAAACAGCACATCCCAATCGGTCGCATATCGCGCCGGATCGAGCGCCCGCAGCTCCTCTCCGGGCACCTGAAACAGCTCGAAGCGGTCGATCATCCAACGCTCCAGCCCGACGCCCCAAGCATCGACCTGCACGACGAACTTGTTGGACTGGACGTCCGCCTGCATCGTGATGAAGCGCGTTGCCGAGGGCACAAGCTTGCCGTCGAGGCTGGTTGCCCGCTTCCGGATTTCAGAGGCGGTCATCAGGCTTGCGGCCTTCATCGCCTTCGGTCGGTAGGCGTCGCCCTGGTCGACGTTGACCGTGGTCTTGAGCCGCTGCTCATCCCCAGTGAGCCGAAACACATCGAGCGCTTCGAGATAGGTGGTCACCAGCGACTGCCAGGTCTGGAAGCGGGCCATCGGACCAAACATCCAGTAGCTCGCCAGGTTAGCCGGCCGCACGTTGCCGTCGATCGAGGTCAACCCGATCCGCCTCTTTCGCCCGTCGATCTCGACGATTTGGGCGTCGGCAGTTTCATGCAGCCAGTGGCTGGCCGCGACCAGCTCGCCTTTCAGTTCGGGCGCGATCGGGTAGCCGCATTCCGGGCAAACCAGCACGACCTGCTCGCCGGCCTCAACAGGCGGCGCGTCCGCCGGGTACTGCAGATGCTCAAAACGCGGCTCGAAATCTTCCTCGCATTGCGGACACGGGCAGTAGAGCCTGCCACGGGTGCCTTGGCCAATGACGCTCAAGATGCCCGTTGTCGGCGGCGGCTCGTGCGGAGTCGACGGCTTCCAGTCGGCATCGAGGATCGGCCGGCCCGGGGAACTCTCCAGCATATACTTTCCGAGCGATCCAACCGATTCCAGCCGCTTTCTGGCGAGGGCGAAGAGATCGCCTTCTCCGTCGATATCGTCTGGCATGCGGTCATAGTCGGTGACCAGCACATCCGATAGCGTCGTTGCCGACACCTGGCTGATCACTGGCCAGCCGATCGACAGCAGCATGCCGCCGGCAAAGCGCTTGTCGAAGATATTGTCCGACGACCGCCCCGGCATCAGGCGCTTGCGCACCTCCGGATTGTCGCGGATCAGCTTGTCGATCGTCTTGATCGAGAACTTCCGCGCGCTGACCTTGTCCATGTGGACAACCAACACGTCACGCGGCTGCGCGATGACGCGATGCATGATCGTGTTCACCACCAGCGCATCGGTCTTGAGCGTGCGCGCGGGTCCCGCGAACGCCACCCCCTCGAACCGGCGCGATGTCAGCATCTCTGCTGGCTCGACCATGTACGGCGCGGTCTCATTGAGCCACTTGCCGCTATAGCCAGGCGCTTCCACGTTTCGATCCGCCGCAAGCGCGGGAACCGTGATCCGCTGCGCCGGTCCCAGGGCTGGCAGTGCGTCCAGAACACAGCCCCATGCTGATGCATATGGCGGCAGCACCCCCTTGTCGCGCCGATAGTCCGGCTCGATCTTCACTCCGCTGCTTCCTTGAACGCCGAGCCGGTCGCCTGACCTTCCAGCCGCCGCTGCGCTGCCGTTAGCGCCTCGTCACGGACCTTGATAACGAGGTCGAGCGGCTTTCCGGTCAACCCCGCTTCCCGCTCCATGCGATCAGGCATCGACGTGATGATATCTCGCACAGTCAGCATCACGTCCTCGAGTACGCTGACCATATCGTTCCGCTTGACGAGGTCCCCGCGCTGCAGCGCCGTGAGCATGAAGCTTTGCTCCGCGTCATAGAGCTCGCGCCGTTCCTTCGGGCTCAGACCACCGTCGCCACTGGCATCTGTCCCACCAACCAGCGCCAGGCGCATCTGCCGGACCGAAGCTTCCGCCGCGGCGTCGGCATCGGCTGCTGCCCGCTCGCGCTCACGCATCCAGCGCCAGCAGTCGGACAGTTGGAATTCGTAGGCCTTGCCGTTCGTGCCTTCCGTGATGAAGGGCAGACCTTCCCCGATCCAGGAAGTGATCGTCGGTTCCGATTTGTTGAGCGCCCGGGCGAGCTGCGCACGGTTGAGAACCGCATCAGCAACGCCATCGGGCAAGCCGTTGTCGCTGGTGTCCATCGAACCCATTGAAAAACAACAAGAACCTAAATCGCAGGTCCGGAAAAATCTGAAATATCCACGCAGCAAGCGCCTCGACGCCCCACATGATGTTTTGAGGCTAGGAAGGACCCAAGGCGGGCAGCGAGCGCGGTGACCAAACGAAAACGCACCGCTCAGGGGTGCCTGAGCAGTGCGTGTGATTCCCTATTGGGATGACTGAGATATGCCGCAAATTATGCGTGCAATCAAGCGGGCCTCTTCTTCTGCACAGCTTTGCGCGGCGCGGGCTCGGCGAAGACCACGGTCAACGGGCCGCGCACCGGCTTCTCGCCTGTGCCTGGCGCACCCCAATCCTGCGCCCTGGCCTGCACAGGCTCCGAGGCCAGCCGCCGCCGCGCCGGCAAACTGATCTCTCGGAGCTGCTCAGGATCTTCGTCCACTTCGTCGGCATCATCTTCCTCGACCGTCTCATCATCTGGGGCCGAAGCGGCATGATCGTTGATATCGAGCCAAGGCTGGGCCTTAGCCTCGGGCCCAGTGGCAAAGTGCGTTTCCATCACCGCATTCAGCGGCGCCACCAGGTCGACCAGCGCCTGCCACCACACGGCGTATTCGGCACGCTCGAAGGCAATTCGTTCTTTCCGAGCGGAGAATGCCAGCATATCGAAGCGCGGAGTCCGAGCGCTTCGACGATTGTTAGCATCAGCATAGCGCCACATCGGCTGGCCGCGTCGGTTTTTCATCTGTTGCGGCTGACCTATGCCCTCCTCGCCGAATGGCGGCCGTAGCGCCGCGCGACAATACTGGATCACGAGCACACGAGCCTCGAATGGCAGCTGGTCGACCGCCGACTTCACCGCCGTCGCATCGTCATCGCTCAGCAATCCGATCGTCGGGTGTGAGCCGGTTTCGTTCTCATCGATGATGGTGCCATAGTCGCTGAAGTCGAGCTGCTGACGCTCTTTGCCGACCCAGCCCAAGCCCTGGTCGCGCAGGGCCCAGATGAGCAGACGCTCGATATCCCATCTCTGCCGCGTTTTCCGTCCGCTCACCGCGCCAACCCTCCCCAGCCCCTGCGATCCTGTCCAAGCGCATCTATCGCTTCAAGTAACACCGGCAATCCATCACCCTTTCTCTGCATTTCGGCTTTGATTGCGACCTGCCAGACCGTCCCTATGTCCATCGATCGAGAGAGACCTTCGGCGAATCCAGCCTTGTCCGATGGCAGAAAGGTCGCTCGCAGATGCGCATCGAGTTGCCCGAACAGCTTGGACCGCACCGCTTCCTCCGATTTCTCCCGACCGCCGCCGATCGGCATCATGATCTCGAGCTGGCGCCGGTCGCGCTCTTGGTCCGAACGCCTGCGCCGTTCTCTCCCCAACATCGAACCTGAATCTGGTTTCCTAAGATGGTTTTGGGTGACAACCTTGTCCGGGTCGGCGGACAGAGTTGGCCGGGTCAGATCACCCTCGCCCGCTCGCTCGACGATCAGCGGCCAGTTCGGTTGGTAGGCGTTGGCGTGGTTGCGCCCGCCATGCCGAAAACGCCCGAACAGCCCGCTGTTGACCAGGTCGGTGACCGAACGCCGCACCGTCCGGATGGAAACCCCGCAGCTGGCCGCCAGCGAGGCAGTGCCGGGGTCGCAGCGCCCGGTACCGAGGTTGAAGTGCTCGATGAGCTGCGAGCCGATGGCAATGGCGCTGGGCCGCAGCATCGATTGCGCCAGCGCCTTGCGCGCCAGGGCTTTCGCGCCGTCCGGCGGGGGTGTGACCACCACGGGAGCCAGCATCGGCCTGGCCGCCTTGCTGGCCGCATTGACCCGGACAGAGTTGGCCGGCTCGTTCATGTTGGCAACGGCCGGCACCGGGACAGCGGCCACGCCGGCAACAGCGCTATTCATCGCCCTGACCACCGAGCGAACGACAACCAGCTTGAGCCGATCGAACGCTGCGACGTAGTTCGCGCCCTCATAGCCTTCGGCCATAAGCTGCCGAGCGAGGTCACCACAGGCCTCGGCAACCAGCATGGCGATCGCTTCAGATGCTGTATCGGTCAATGGTTGCCCCGGAAGAGTAGAGGCTGCACCGAGCCGTCCTGAAATACACTGTCGAGCCACATATCTGCCGGCGGCTCGTCCCCCACCCAGCCATTCGGCCAGGTCCGTTCTGCTATCAGCTCACGAATGCGCGCCTCTTCCTCGGCATTGATCAGGTCAATCACCGGACGGCTCAGCCGGATCGCGGCAGCGTTGCAATCGGCTTGGATGGCAAGCACCCGGTCGAGCCCCATCAACCGAGCTTCAAAGTTCAGGGGGCCCATGCGTTGCGGGTTAGCGGCGATCGAGCCGTCCTTGAGCCGCTCCAGCCCTTCCTTGCGAATCCGATGCCGCGGCTCCCGCAGCTCGCGATAGAGCGGCTTCAGGCCTTTGAGCGGCGCGAGGTAAGACCACGCAGGAGTGGCAACGACAGTATCGAGCGCCTTGTCCTGGTCAGTGAGCGGACAGCCGGTGCAGCCCGTCCGCGTGTTAATCTCGGCAGCTTCCTCGCCACCATACGCATCGGCCACGGCAGCCGTTTCCCAGCCGCCATAGCGCTCCGATGGTGCGAAGATGCGCAGCCAGTCCCACACGTTGCAGACGCGCCAGTGCAGCAATGGGGCCAGCGTGGCGATGCGCCCACGTACGCCCTTGGCATTCGGCAGCACCTGCTGATACCAGCCCTGGCCACACTCTGCGCCGTCCTTGGAACAGCTCATGACGATGCGCTGATCACGGATCGCGCTTTCGCCCTGCCGCACACCGGTAATCATCAGGATGTTGCCGTCCAGCTCATCGATGCGGCTGGCCAGCGCCTCGGTCATCGGGTCGACCTTGATTTGCCGCGTGCACCACCGAAGCGTGTTGTTGTTGGGCGGCGGCACACCGCGCCCGAGGATGTAGACGAGGAACCGCTTTTCGAGTGGCGCCCGGACAACCTCCACCCGTATGCCACGGGCGCGCAGCTGCTGCATGACGCGCTCGGCCGCGATGGCCAGCGGCGGCAACTCCTGCCGCGTGTCAGCATAAAAGACCGATAGCGACTTCGGCGGCTGCAGCAGCCCGACGTCGATCAGGTGCGCTATGACGGTCACAGTTGCCGAACTGTCCTTGCCACCCGAATAGGCAATCGCCCAATGATCATGCGACGCGCCATAGGCCCGCATCGAGGCAAGCGTCATCTCCATGGCGTCGTCGTAGCTAAGACGCTGCGTGCCGCCGAACAGTGTGGGCTGGAAGTTCATGCCGCCGACCCGCGCCTTCGTTCACGCGCCTGGTGCTCCAGCTTGGCCACGGCCATGATGGTCGGCTTTATCTCCGCCGGCGCATCATCGAACGCCACATGCCGCTTGTTGCGGCCACCGTTGAGCCGCGGCAGCACCGCGCGCGGCACCATCTCCCAGTTCGAGGGGTCCGTGTTGGTCTTGTCGCCGTCGAGGCACTTCAAGGCCATGCCCTTCGGCAACGGGCCGTTCTTCTGCTCCCAAAGCCAGCGGTGCTTGTGCACCGGCCGGGTTGCGGCGCCAGTCCATGGATTGCGCTCAGCGACGATCAGGATGACGTAGCCGTCCTTGCTGTCGATCCGCTCGTGCCCGGGCCCGCGATACGTGTGGGAGACGTTGCCCTTCTTGAACTGGGTCTTCCGGGCGTTCGGGTGCCTTCCGCCCTTCCCCGGCGGGCAGGGGACGCCCTTGTTGAACGGCACCTGCCCTTTCTCAAAGCAGCCGGTGCGCCCGGTTTTCCACCCCATCCGCTTCCGGAGAGCGTGCAAATTTTGTGGGCGCACATCCTCGCGCGAGAACATCGCCAGGAACGCGCTGTGGTACTCACCGATCGGCAAGGCATGGTTGGCCTGGAGCCACGCCATTTCCTCGTGACTGAATCGCCTATGCCGCCCCTTGTAGCGATCCCCTTCCCGGCCGGTTTTCCAGCCCCTGCGCTTGCGCAGGCCGTGCAGGTGCAGGGCAGTTATGTCTGGCCGATCAAACGCAGCGCTGAAGGCGCGGTGATAGTCGCTGATGACCATGGTGCGGTTGGCCTCAAGCCAGGCCATCTCAACATCGCTGTAGGCAATCCGACGCCCTCTCATCGGTCGTCGGCCTCGACCGTCACCGGACCGCCGATGAGCCCCGACAGCGCGGGCCGGTATCTGTCGCCGTGGGTGGCCACAAACGTGGCGGCCTTGAACGTCAGATCGGCATTGCGGATGATTTGATCCGCAACGGCAACCATGGCGTCGGTCCGCTGCACTTCGCTTTCGATCTGCTCGTTGGTGAGCCCCTCTTCGGACAGCCGCTCAAGCTGCGCAAACAGGTGATTGTTGAGGTCGACGAGTTTGTTCTTCATCACATGTCATTCCCGAAATAGATGCAGGCGGCGGCGTAGATGGCGACCAGCGCCACCAGGCACACGACGATGGCTGGCCAGTTGTTGACGATCACAGCAGCACCCCCTGGTTGGGGTCCGGCTTGCTGACCAGCCCCTTGGCTTCGGCCAGCCAGCGCGGCAGCGTCACGAGGATGCGGCGGCCGAGCCGTTCGGGGGCGATTTCGATCTGGCTGGTTGGCAGAAAAACCGCCGCGACCTCGGCGCCGGGCAGGCGCACGCAAATGGAATCTCGCTCCTCCCGCTCTAGATGAAGTGTCAGCGAAATCGGTGGCGCTGCTGTCATGGCGGGTTCCCGGCGGCCTCAATGGAAAACGCCCCGCACCCATGGGGCGCGAGGCTGGTCGAGCTAGGCGGTGTAGAAAACCGGCGTATCGGTTTCGGTGCGGACCTCTTCCCCGATGCGGCGGAACTGGTCGCGCTCGATCTTGTCGAGCCCCGGCACAGTCACGATGAAGGCAACGACGCCCTTTTCCATGCGGTATCGCAGCTTGGCCACCAGCTCGATCAGCGGCCCGCCCTGGAAGATCGGGACGATGATCTTGATCTCTTCGGGAAGATTGACCTTGCCGCCGCCATTGTCGCCGTCGCCTTCGATCTCCTCATAGGTCAGCTGAACGGTGCCATTGCGACGGTTCACCCCAGACTTGAAACGTACGGCGCGATCGATGCGCAGCTCGTCGATTGCCTCCTGCAGGTCAGCTACTGCCGGTTCACTGATGGTATGCACCAGATCTTCCAGCACATTGCCGAAGCCATTCTGCGTCAGCGGCTTGTCGAACACGCCGCGCCACTTGGCATAGTCGAGGTCGAAGGGGCACTTGAGCGTCACCGTATGGACCGCCCGCTGCGGCAGCGCACTGTCCCGATCGCCCTCTCGCGCCCCACCATGGTAGTCCAGCACGGCCACGATCTCGTTGTGGCCCAGCGATGCCTTGCAGATCGCAGTCGAGCTCTTGAAGGCGACGATATAGTCCTTGAACGACTTCGGCTCGACCACCACCTCGGCGGCAGCGACAAAGCTCGGCAACGAGGGGTTCAGCGCCGGCATCACTTCAGGCACGAGGCGGGCCGAACGGAACACCACATAGCTGCCATCCTGGCGAACTTGCGGCTCGGAAACGAAGTGCTCGCCTAGCTCGTCGATGACGACCTCGATGTCGCCTCGCTGCTGTTGCCCCTCTGGGCTGTGGTTCGCCATGACCTATTCGTCCTTCTCTGTTGAGCCGCCGCGGCGGCGATTGAGTTCGTCGGCCTCGACGACGGACGGGTGGAGCGGCTGGCGCGGATCGCGCCGGGTCAGCTCACCGTTGTCATTGAGGAACATCACCGTGGCCAGCCGCTCAGGCTTGCTCAGCTTGTGAGTGAGCTCGGGCATGATCTGCACCGCGCCGTTCTTGGTCTTGAACTTGACCTTGATCGTCACTTCGCCCGTCCGATCGTGCTCATCGGCAAGCGCCGTGAGGATTTCCTCGATTGCGTCTTCCGCGTCCTGCAGCAGCTGCCCGCGATCGGCTTCGGCAATGATGTTCTGTATCGAGCTCACGGCTCTCCCCTTTGGTTCTGCGCCCTCACGGGCTGGTGACCAATTTGCCCTCACGGGATGATTCCTCTTTTGCCCTCGGGCGGCAGGTCCACCGTGCGGAAGGCACTCAAGTCGGGGCGCGAACGGCGCACCGCGTCGAGCTGCGCACCAAAACCGATCCACGCGCAGCGCACGTCGGTCGTCGTGCCGCTGAGGTCGAGGTTGACGTAGGAGCCGTCGGCGTGCCGGAGCCGATACCGATACTGACTGCGCGCCCAGGCCTCGCGCCCCAGGCGCGTCTTGCTGGCGGGCATCGGTTCACCGCAGGCAGCGAGGTTCTTCCGCAGATATTCATGACCGCCGCCGGCGGCCCGGATACGCAGCTTGTGCGCCATGCCGGCGGTCTCTCGGCTGGACGCTGACTTCACGGCGATCGATTGCATACGGCTTTCTCCTTGTTGAATCCTTCGACCATTGCCGCGCCGCGCGCCGCCAACCGGGCCGCGCTTGTCAGCTCCAGGCGATGCGCCCAGGTGCGGATCGTGCCGATGGGGCGACCGATTATCCGGGAAAGCTCTTCGCCGCTGGTGGTGGCGTATTTCGCCTGCAGGATGGGCGTGGCTGCCTCAAAGCTCATCGCGATCGCTTCGGACTCGGCATGCACCGCCTCCGGCGCCTCGAAGCCCCACGCATCCCAACCCGGGCGTCGCGCGCGGGCATTCAGTTCGATCTTCGCCAGACTTGGCCAATAGGCTTCCGCGATCTCATGCGCGAACGGCGGCTTGGCCGAATGCTCGCCGAGCGGATAGGCCAGCGCCGAGCGGAATTGGTCCCCCATCGCCGGCGCCGGGACAACGCCGCGCGTGCCGAGCAGCAGCAGCTCGTGCTGGTTGCGAAACCAGTAGCCGGTGCCGATCTGGTCTTTCATCCACACCGCATGCGACTTGTAGGCAAAGCCCCAGGCCGCCATCACCTCGAGTGCCTGCGGCAGCATCGGAACGGTCGCCCACAGCAGCAGCGCGCAGTCATCGGCGGCAATATCGGCCACCGGCCGCGACTTGATCACGTCCAGGGTCGAGGTCGGGTAGTGATTGTCGGCCGCCCGATCCATGCCGGACTCGGCACTGTACGGGACAAACTTCCACTCTGGATCGGCCAGGACGACGCCGAAGCGCTTGTCGGGCAGCGCTGCTTGGCGGGCGCCGAGTTCGGCCTCGCGTTCGGCGCGACGCTCTTTCTTTTCCGCCTGCACCACACCGCGATGTTCCTTGGCGGCCGCCCGAAACTCGCGCGGGTGGCTTTCGCGCAGAATCCGCAGCTGTTCGTCGACCGGCAGTTTGGCCACATCGGCCGCGGCGGATACCGCGACCTCGCCAGCATCGACCCGGGCAATCAGCTCGGGCGCTCCGTGCTCGATCACCTCGCGCGCCGACGCCACCGAGCGGGTCGACACGTGCAGCCGATCGGCGGCATCGGGCTGCGTCGTGCTCTGCAAATTTGCAGAGCTTTTCTTCTGGCCGTTGCCCAGGTTGGCGATGCGCGCGGCCACCATGGCCCGCTGGCTGTCGTCGAGGTGCCGGCGGTGCAGGTTGAGGCTCAGCACGAAGGCCAGCGGATCGCCGTCCTGCGCCGGCAGGAAACGCCGATAACGCGTCAGCCACAGGTCGCTGCCTTCCGGCGGCACTTCGCCGTCCACCAGACCCAGCGCTTCGAGTTGCTGCTGGCGGTTGCGGCCATCGAGCACCATGCCGTCGAGCAGGATGATGCGCTCGCGCTGCCCGCTGCTGGCCAGGTCTTCGCGCAGCGACGCGCCATCGGACACCGACAGCATCGGAAACAGCTCCGCATAGGGGTGTGCCGGGATGCTCATCACAGCAGCCTTTCCACGCGCACGAAGGACGTATCGGGCCGGTCGTCGTCCAGATCGGCGAAGTCCTCGAACAGGTCCAGCGCCTTGCGCAGCTCGGCGGCGTTGCCGCGGCTGATGATCATGTGGCCGAGGTCGCCTTCCAGCCGCAGCTCGAGCAGTTGGGTTCCTGCAGTCGTGCCGGTATGGCCCAGAGCGATCAGCCGCGCCTCGGCAGCCAGACGGCGCCGGTGCTGCGATGCCGGCCGCGTCAGATCAGCGCCAGAGCTGCGGATGGCGCGGGCCCTCATCGCGCGATCCTCTGCTGGGACCGGTTGTGGTTTCCGATCGCGCCGTCGAACAACGACACGCGCTCCCGGGCCGCCGCGACTGAAAGCGTCTCTTCTGCCCGCGAAAGCACCACCTGCGGCGCGGGCTCCGGCATCACACCCGCCGGCACCGGATTGATGGTTTCCCGATGCAGGATCTGCAGTTGCACCTGGTGGGCGGTTTCGCGGCCATGACGACGTGCGATCGCCTCGGCCCCGGGCCCGAACCACTCAGCTCCACAGGTGGAACAGGCCGCCTGCATGACCTGCCGATAGACCAGAGGCGCCGCCATCACTGGGCCTCGGCTTCGGCCGCAACGGCCGCATCGAGTTCGGCCAGGTCAACCTGCAGGTGCCGGATACGCTCATGAATGATGGCGCGTTCCGGGCCGCTCAGCTTCCCGTCGCTGAGCGACTGGCCCAGCTCCATCATCAGCGCGCCCATTTCCTGGGCAGAACGCCCGGAGGCTTCCATCACCTTGGCCGGGCCGCGCCCGGTCGGAATGCGCACCGGCAGGTAACCGAGTTCACGGGCAGCCAGCTCGAAGTGCCGGGCCTGCCCACCATGCGCCAGGTTGTATTTGTCCAGCTCGATCGCGGTATCGAAGGGCACCACGCGGTTCACGTGCTTGATGCTGGAATAGTAGGAAAAGAACTGGTGGCTGCTGATGCGTGTCGAGACCGCAACTAGCACCTTGTCGCCGTGCAGATCGTCGCTGGTCCGCGCCGTAGCGTCCTTGACCAGCACCCAGAACGGAATGGGTAGACCGGCGGGAGCACTCATCGTGCGCACCCATGATTCGTTTTAGCCGGCCCGCGCACCATGACGGCGGCGCCGCCGGGTGCGACATAGTCAGTATGAAAAAACCAGTGGTGCCCCAGTCCCCAGCTATGCGCGCCGCCATCGCAGCGCTGCAAGAAGCGACCGATGCAATGCGCACCAGCAAAGAGCGCCGGCAGGAGCAACGTCCTGCCGGCCAGTTGGGAGGTATTTTTGGAGGCTCCCCGGTCCAGTCCGGAGCCGAGTTGAGCGGCGGCCCCGACAAGACCCCTGCACCGGGGCGAGAAGGCGCCGACGGAAAGGAGAGCGGACCGGACAACGCCCCTCCCGATGCCGCCGACGCCTTCACGTCCAGATGCAAGAAATGACGTGTTCCGGTTCATGCCGGCTCCTCAATTGGCAAGAAGTCCGCAGCAGAAACCTCGACGCCGTGTTTCTTGGCGTAGCGAAGCAAGGTGATGGCGTGATCGGTAGGGATCAGGCCCCCTGTGCCGCCCTCCGACTTCGGACGCGTCCATCGATAGACCCGAGTACGACTCACACCAGTGATGGAGCGAACGACCATGTTCCCGCCGAAGCGCTCAATAATGCTGTTTGCCGGTTCAAGTGCTGGTTCGGTCATGGCGGCAATGTGCTATAATCGCACAATACCGTCAAGCACCGTTGTGCTTTTTTCGCACGAGACAACGTGCACGGCAATGTGCGAAAAACGCACATGATCCGCGACCCATACATCGAGTGGCTCCGCGCGGGCCTTGAGCAACCCGGCAAGACGCAGTCCGGATTGGCTGCGCTGCTGGGGTTGCACCCTTCAGCGATAAGCAAAGTCCTTAGCAACAAGCGCAAGTTCAGCACGTCTGAGCTGAACCTGGCGGAGGACTATCTGGGCATCCCCGCACCAGCTTCTGAACTCCGCCTCACACCCACAGCCACAGAACGCCTGCCGGTGGCGGGCAAAGTAGCAGCCGGTGTGTTCCGAGAAGTCGACCCCTACGATCAGTCCGAGATCGAATGGCTCTCACTTCCCCCCGATGAACAGTTCCCGCATGCTCGGCGGATGGCCTTCGATGTTGAAGGCGATAGCATGAACGAGCTTCAGCCAAGGCCGATCCTTAGTGGAGACCGTGCCATCTGTGTCGACTTCTCCGACATAGCCGAAGAAGTGAAGATCCGGACGGGCATGGTCGTGGTGGTCGAGCGCTCGCGGGACGGCGGCCAGACCCGGGAATGGTCTATAAAACAGATAGAGTTCTACCCCGACAGGATAGAGTTTTGCCCGCGCTCCAGCGTCAAGAAATACAAGCCCATCCTGGTCAATCACGATCTGCATGCAGACAGCGGCGAAACGGTCGAGATCATCGCTTTGCTGCGAAACGTGATCTCTAGCTATACCTTCTAGGCCGCATCGATCGCCGGAGCCTCCCACTCGTCGCCGCACTCCCCCTCCAAGGTAACTGCGACTAGGATGCCGCTAGTCCCCTCGCAGTGCCGGCAATGAAACGGCACGTTGGTCATCGCCGCGCTGCTCAGAAACTCATCGATGGTGCTGGGGGCCTCCTCGACTCGCGGGACAGCAACTGTTTGCACTGATGGCCGGACGCAGTTCGAGCAACGAAGGTGCATTGTGAATTCGCGAAGGTGGGTCATCGCGGGTCGCCTCAAATTAGAACAGATAGAGAACAAACCACTCATGCGGCCTTGAGTCGAGTCCGATTCGAAAGTTCCCTCGCAAATTCACTCCGTGCTATAATCGCACACCTTGCTTGACTTGTGTTGTGCTATTATCGCACAATGGCCCCAGTTTCACCACTGGAGGCCATCATGCATCCCCGTTCCCGCAACCGCGCCCGGATCACCCCCGACACTCTGCGCCGCCAGGCAGCGCAGCCCGCTCTGCACGTCGTGCGGCCGCAGACCGCCTTCCGTGTCGTCGCCGGCACCCTGGCCGTCATCCGCCCCTTCGAGATCAACTGGCCCTTCACCGGCACCAGCATCGCCTTCGTCGCCGGGGAGGAGGTTCACCTGGCAAAGCCCGAGGACTGGATCGGCGGCGAGAGCATCGTCATCGTTGTCGAGACGCGCACGATCATTCTTGACCCGGCGAAACCGCTGGGTCTGACCGCCCTGCCGCGCCGCCTGGCGAACCATGGCGACACCGTCGTCGGCGGTTTCGACCTTGCTCCCGACTGCGCTGTCCTCGCCGGCAGTATGTGGGACGCCAACCTCAAGTCGGCCGCTCCAACCCCGGCACCGGAAGCCGTTGAACGCATGGCGGACATCTTCATTGCCCGCCAGCGCGACGGCTTCGACGACACCACCCACCACGACCTCGTTCGTGAAGGCGTATCTGAAAGCGACATTGTCGCCCACTATGACGCCGCCGTTGCCCGTGCCGCCCGCATGCCCCGCGATCGCGACGTTGCCGATGCCGGCGCCAGCTACGACCGGCAGGCCCGCGTCATGCGCGGCGCCAACGCCCTTGTCGGCGAACTCGACCCGAACAGGGTGCACACCACCCTACGCCTCGCCGGCCTTTCCACCCCCGAGATCGGCAACCTCTTCGACGACATCATCGGGGAGTCGATGCGCATGGTGCGCGAAGGCCACGCCGCCCTGGCTGGGGCACACTGACATGGCCACCCGCACCAAGAGGCGCAGCCGATCTGGCGCCCACGTGCCCTGCCCCCATTGCGGCAAGCGCGTCCGCACCGAGAAGGGCCTCAAGCGGCACATGGCGGACGCCGGCTGCCAGACGGAGGCCCGCTGATGTGGTCCCGCTTCGCCTGCTGGCTGTCGCGCGGCGACAACGCCTTCAGCCTCCTGCTCTGGGCCGTGGCCCCGCCCCTTCTGACCATTGTCGGGATTGGATTCTTCTGATGGCACGATGGCAAGATCACGCCGACGTTTTCACCTGCGTCGATTGCGGGGAGCAAATTATCTCGATTAGCCGAAGCGGCGGGAATTGCGTCTGCGCAAAGCATGTGCGGCAGATTGGCGGGCCTCGCAAATGACGCGCACCACCAACATCGCCACGCTCACCGGCCTGCTCGACCTGTCCGAGCCGGATCCCGCGCAGGTAACGCTCAAGGACATTGCCCTCAAGCTGGCCACCAAGCCACGCTGGGGCGGCGTGCTGCAGCCACCCCTGTCAGTTGCGCTGCATTCCCTTCTGGTCGCCGACCAGCTGCCGCCAGCCATGCGCATCTACGGCCTGCTGCATGACGCGCACGAGGCCTATATCGGCGATATCACCACCCCGCTCGAAACCGAACTGACCCGCGTCCTACCCGGTTTCGGCGCCCATCTCGCCAATCTGAAGAACCGGCTCGATATCGCCATTCGCACCGCCCTTGGCGTGCCCGAGCCAAGCATGGAGACGCGCGCCACGGTGCACAGCGCCGACATGCGCATGGCCGCCACCGAATGGCTGTCGCTGATGCCGGACGCCTGCGGCCCCAGCCCGATACCGGCCGAGCCCTACCGCCAGATGCGCGTTAAGCCGCTGGCCTGGCCCGACGCCGATTCCCGCTTCCGCCAGGCCGTCGAGCTCGAGCTCGCCATGCGCAGCTGGGAGGTGCTCCCGTGAACCCCGACATTCAGTTCGTCAGCGTTCTCGCTGACCACCCGAGGCTCTTTGCCTTCGTGCTGACGGCTTTCGCGGACGGCATCGACAGCGGGGCTTTTCCTGCTGGTCGACTGCCGCCCACGGGCACCGAGTCCTGCGCATTCCACGCGCCCGACGGCGTCGAGCCGATTGCCTTCGCCACATTCTACCAGCCGGACGAACGGTCATTTGTCTGGCTGGACCTTCTTTGGGTGGAGCCGGAGTTCCGCGAACGCGGATGGGGCGGAGCAATCATCCAGGCCTTGGCCGACCGCTCACGCCGCGTCGGCCATAGCCACCTGGAGTTTGGCACGCTGGCCAGCAACGGGGCGATGCAACAGCTGGCGGAAAAGATCGGCTGCGACCGGTTCACCATCGGCTACCGGCTGGAGCTGGCACATGGCTGA